CCGTGTACTTGATCGTCGGCTTCTCAACGTCCATCCAGATGATCTGACTGCCGGCGACAACGCCATGCGAGAAGGCGGTCCGGTCCTCTGCGGCCACCTGGCGGGAGTCGTCAATCAGCCCGTGGATCTTGAGGCAGTCGGGCGGCATCGAGAACTGATAGCCCCAGTCGTCTCGGGTGCCGTCGCTGACCGTGAATGCGTAGGTGTCGGCGGCGACCCATGTGGACGCGGCCCCCGTCGTCACCAGACTGACCAGCGCGCCAGTGGGAAGGGTCACGCCCAGCGTCGCCAGATCGCAGGTTGTCGGGAACGGAGAAACGCCAGCCGTGCCGTAAGTCAGGCCCCCGTTGATGGATGCCTTGACCGTCTTGGCAACGCCATTGAATCCAATCACCAGCACTACATCCATCGTGCCCGTAGTTCCAGACGGACCAACGGCGACCGTGCCGGTGCCGGTGCCTGTCTGAAGGACCGTCGATGCAGTCACGGGGAACGTGGACAACTCGCTCAGTCGATGCGCGAATCCCCAGTGATCAAACGACTCCAGAAGGTTCTCGACGGTCGGAGCCCAGAACAGCGTCGCCTGCTCCTCCTCTACAGTCGTTCCCGTGAGCGCGGTCAACTGCTTCTTGATGCCGAGTCGGGACAACGCGCGATTGACAATCTGGATCTGAGTCGCCATGCCAACCGCTCCCTCTGGTTGCTGTAACCATCGCCCGCCGTCATCTGGCTACGCGCTCGGTGACGACGGGCTGTGGGTGCTCCGGTTCTCGGCCTCGACCACTAGACCGGAGACTTGTCGAACGACCGCTTGCCGCCGTAGTTGCGCGAGGTGGCCGGGGCGTCCATCGAGGCAGTCGCGGCCTTGAGGGTCATCTGGGCCTCGCGCGGCTCCCGAGTCTTCGGGGGAGCAACGGGCGCTTCGACAATCTCGTAGGACGGGGCGACGATGGCGTTCTTCTTGTCCTCTGCGGCCTTCTTGGCAGCGGCCTTCAGCGCGGGAACCGCCATCAGCCGCTCCTTCGCCTTCTCGTCCATTGGCCGCCAGTCAACGGACGGAATCACGTTCGAGTCGTCGGCGAACTCAAGGACCGAGTTTTCCGGGTGCAATTGGGCTTCGCGGTCAATGAACGGCGAGGTGGTCAGAAAGCGCATAGGCGAATCTCCGTCGAAGGGAGGGCGCCCGGTCCATCTACTGAACCGAGCGCCCTGGGGTCAGGCAGTCGCTACTACGAGACGACGACGTTGTTCTGCGGCTTGGCCGACTTGAGGGTCAGACCGGCCGACAGGGTGCCGGTGGCGTCGGCGCTGTCGTTGGCGAACGCGAGGCCGAGGTACTGGAGCGCGATGCCGGCGGGAACGTCGGGGAGGGCCAGCATGGTGTCGGCGGTCAGCGCGGCCAGGAGGAACCGCTTGGTCCAGTGGGTCGTCGCAGTGCCGAGGGTGGCTGCGGCGCTGGAGATCAGGCTGATGTCGAGGTAGGACATGGTGTCAAACGCGGTATCGACCCGCGCCCAAACGCCGATGGTTTCGCCGGGGCCAACGTCGATGCCGGCGGCGCTGAGATTGATCGACTTCTCGGAGGTGTCGGCGGTCGAGGTGCCGACTGCCTGGACGTTGCAGAACAGCAGGTTGGCGTCAGAGATCATTGCGGTGTTTCCTTTCGGTGCAGCAAAGAGTTTGGTTGGTTGCAGGTAGAGCGACCGGGGCCAGCCGTTAGGCCAGCCCTCGGTCAGTTCAAGCCGCTATCAGGTGATGCGAGCCTCGCTGGCGCCCAGGGCATCCGTCTCGCGGATCGGGATGTTGCGGAACGCGCTGACGGGGGTTCCGGCCCAATCCATCAGGCCGATGGCGCGGCCAGTGGCGCTGGTCGTGGTGCCGCCCATGCCGCTCGCCTGCTGCTCGAGCTGCATCGCGATGGTCGGCGAGCAGTAGAGGACGCGGGACGCGCCCATGGTCGGGACCATGCGGTGCAGACCGCCGATGATGGCGTTGACGAGCGACGGAGGGGTGGAGCCGAGGAGGTCCGACTTGTCGAGGTTGCAGATGCGGCAGACGTGCCGGGGGTTCTCGACCGAGAGGCCGAAGGTCAGCATGTACTCGGTGACGGCGGCGGTGAACTGGCGGCTGCTCGCGTCGAGCACCTGGACCTCTTCGCCGAGGTCGTTCACGTCGATGCCGGCCGTGGTGCCTTCCGGGTAGATGAGGTGACAAGCCCTCTCGCCCCAGTCAACCAGCCAGATGCTCTCGTTGTCGGAGCCGGTGCCGCCCGCGTCGAACACCTGATACGCGAACTGGCCCTTGGTGGCGGTCGAGGACACGTCGTTGAAGCGCGGGATGAACCCGGTGAAGGCCGACTCGTTCACGCCTTCGTTGCCCGAGAAGATGGTCGTCTCGGCCTTCTGCGCGATGCTCTCCATGTACGCCTGGTCCTGCTGGTAGCGATAGGCGTTGAAGTCGGTGACGACCTTCTTGAACTTCACGTCGATCTCGTTGCGGCCGAGCATGATGCCCATGCTGTCAACGAACTGCTTGGTGGTGCCCTTGCTGGCCGCGATGCCTTCGTTCAGCCGCACGAAGTCAACGGTCGGCAGGGTGGACCGCATGGTCACGCGGTTGCCAGCGGGCGAGTTGCTGGGCAGGTAGGGGGCGTCGGCGAACGCGGGCGAAGCCTGGGCCAGAACCTCGGCAATCTTCGCGGCCTTGCCAGACGGGTCGGTGGCCTTCGCCACGTCAACGATGGTGCTACGGGTGGCGGAAAGTGCAGCAGCGGTAACGGCCATTGCGAAACTCCTTCAGTGAATTCGAGTGAAAACTGCGTTCGGTTTCCTGTGGCTACTTCTTGTTCTTGGATTTGTGGTCGTAGAACACCTGATCCCGGAACTGCTTTGGAGCGAGCGAGACGGGGGCGACATTCCCCGCGATGGTTCCCTCCACGGAATCGTCCCCAATCGCCTTGCCCCAGTTGGCGAGGAAGCGGACAAGCGCCGGGTGGTTGCCGAGCATCGGGTCTTTGACCAACTCGTTGAATTCGGCCGGGGTGCGGGGGTCATTCAGCACGCGAGCGACGACGGCCCGAGTTTCCGCCAGGTGATCTCCACCGAGTTCCTTGTCCGTCTCGATGGACTTCCGCATTGATGCAACCTGCTCCTCGCGTGCCGTCGCGGCAGCAGCCATCGCCGTCTGCCGCTGTGCGTGGAACAGGTCAACGACCTTCTGAGCGGCCTCGCCCTTCAGACCCTCGGCCTTGGCAATGGCCTTGAATCCGTCGAACAGGGCGTCAGCCTTCATGCCTTCGGGCAGCTTGATTTCAACGTCGGCGGGAACGGGTGCCGCGTCGGCTTTCGCCTTTCCGTCCTTCGCCTCGTCAACCTTCGCGCCGTCCTTGGCAACCGCATCAACCTTCGCTTCAACAGCAGGAGACTTGGCGGGTTCGACCGGCGCCGCAGATGCCGCAGCAGGAGCCGCCACGGGGGCCGCAGCAGCCTTGCCTGTGGCCGCAGCGTCTGCGAGCAGGCTCATCTGGGCAGGAGGCGCAGCGGCAGCAGCGGGGGCCGCAGGGGCGGCAACAGGAGCGGCGGCATCAGTCGGCATCGGTCACGTCCTTGAAGGGGTCAAACCCCTCGGAAAGAACCTTCTGGTGGAGGGCGGGATCTGCGCGTTTGATGGTGTCGAGCACTTGCGCCGCGACCCACCGCTTGCCTTCTGCGAAGTGGGCCGCATCGGTGGACAGCGGGGCCGGGTAAGAGGCAAAGAATCCAGCGGCGTCATTCACCAGCCACCAAATGAATTGGCGACCGGAGACAGAGGAGCAGATTTCAGACACAGCACCACGCCAAGCGAGGTCGCGGGTCTTCTGGCTCTTACGCTTCTTGGCCTGCGTCTCTTCGTTGGCAGACGGGCCGAGATTTGAATCAATGCCCATGCGTGTTGTCCTCGATGCTCCAAGAACACCACGCCAAGCGGGCACTAAGTTTTGGACGGCCTATTACGACCCGCCTCCAGCCACTTGCGAGGGGGGACCGTAGCCGCCGGAAGCCAGTAGCGCGCCGAGTGCGTTGTCGGGGGCAATCTGCGCGCCGCCGAGGTTGCGTGCGGCCTGCGAGGCCTGCTGCATCAGGTCGGCTTGCTGTTGGGCCTGCTGTGCCTTGGCTCGATTCGCGCGGATTTCGGCAACCGCCTCGTCGGAGCGAACGAGGTCAGGCTTGGTGCCAAGCCGCTCGGAGAGTTCGTCAACGAGTTCGTCTGTATTGAGCTTGTCGAGAACCTGCGGGTCAGACTGCGCGAGGTTGATCGTGAACGAGGCCAGATGCTCCACGCTGCTGATACCGATCAGCCGCTGCGCCTGCGCGAGAATGGAAACGTACTCCACTCGGATGCTGGTCCCCTGGAGTTCCCTGGGCGGGGCCGGGATGTCGCCGCGACGCCACATGACCGAGAAGGTTCGGTCGATTGCCATGCTGTGAAGTTCGCGGTGCAGACCTTCAAGCACCGGCCCCAACTGCATCATCTTCTCTTCTTGGCGAGCGCGGATTTCCTCGGCCGTAATCTGGCGGCGATCACTTTCCGCCATCATCAGGAACAGGTCGGCCATGAACGCTTCGCGGACCCGCTGGACGGCCTCGCTCTCGGCAAGCCGAACCTGCTCGATAGCGCCAGGAACGACCGTGTAGGCCGGCTGGTATTGCGTTTGCGCGCTGACCGAATCGAGATAGTTGATGTCGCCGGGGAGCAGGCTCAACTTCGTCCCGCGAGCCGCAGCCGGCGCGTTCATCGGTGGATTGGTGATCTTGTCCACCAGATTCAACTTCCGCCGCGCCAGCATCTGCAATTCCTTGCAGTCCGGCAGCGCGTCCATGCCCGGTCCCCAGCCGTAGGCGTCGCCGTCCTGCACGCTCCATCGCGGGGCCATCGCGGGGCATTCGTCGTACCCCTTGATGCGGAGGAACTTGTTTTCGTCAACGCCCGCCTTCTCGAACCAGAGCGACAGCCACTTCTTGCCGACCACATCGGCGCGCGACGGGTCGCGGCCTGCATTCGGAATCAGGCAGTGGATGACCGCGTGCTCGGTGTCGTAGTTGCCAACGTCGTACTCGTTCTTGATTTTGGCCGATACCTTGTCCAGACCGAACGCCGATACCATCTGCTCCGTAGTGCGCGTGAAGTCGCGCGTAACGGTGCTGACGCGCATCTGGCCGTCGAGCCCAAGGCAGAACTCGCCGACAGGCACGAGGTACGGAATGATCCGCTCGTCGCCCTTGAGGTCTTCATCAATCCAAAGGCACTGCGTCCCGAACTCCATCAGGTCGGGGTACAGTTCGGCCATGCGGTTGTAGTAGTAGCTCCTGACCAGCACCTCTCGGACTCGCTCCTCGACCATGTGGAGCCAGGACCGGACGTTCGCCACCTCGGCCATCGCCGGGTCGGGCGTGGAGAATCGGAACCATGGACGCGCGGGCGAACTGATACCAGCAGCCATGCCGGCGCCAGCAATCCGCAGCGCGCGAATCGGGGCAGAGTGGAAGATTGACTGATTCCGCTTGGTCCCCTTGTTCACGTCGGTCTGGCTGAACCGCGAGCGGCGGGGCCGAACATTCTCGTCAATCTCCTTCCAGTGGTCATCCCAGGTCGTTCGACGCTTGAGGAGATTTTCGTGCGTCTTGTTGCACCGCTGCCGCAGAGTAAGAGCCATGTCGCTACACTCCCGTCTGCGTCTTGCCGGCAGGAGCGGCAGGGATTGCGGCGCCACGCGCGCCAGTCAGAAAAGAATCCTTCCGCCCGCTCGAATACGCTTGGGCCAGAAACGACTGCGACTTCTTCTTCTTGATTGCCTGCTCCATCGTCGGAGCGGCGGCGGGAGAAGGCAGGTCGTCGGGCGCCTTGACCTGATAGCCGTTGAAGTCCTTTTCGATGTTCTCGCCAGTCCAATCGACCCAAGAGCCCATTAGAGATCCCTCGATTCGTAAACGTCATAGTCGGTTGTTGCGTGATTGGTTTCTTGGTTCGATAGAAGCGACAACTCGTTGTGCGCGGCCTCCACCGGAATAGG